AGCCATTTACGCTCCGACTGATACTGTCATATTACAGTACGAAAGCATGACAACGCAATACCTAATATATATAGATACATGCTCATAGGTTAGGGTAATCGACCAAACTACCAATATCAATGTAGCTAGTTTTAGGTCAAATGACCCAGGTTCGTTTAGGTCAAACAACCGAAGTAGGTCATATGCCCGAAAGAATCCAGGTCACATGCCCTAAAGCGTTTAGGTCAAATGCCCTAACGTCGAAACGAGCGCGTGCGTGCATAGGGGGGGGGAGGGGGGTTTTTACATTTACTATTACTGTTATATTCCCATTTACAAAATTGAGGACATCGGGATGACTGATTGATGATGTGCTACACTGACTTACATCATGCGGAGAGTTAGAATGTCAGTGTCGTCCCGTCGTTCTGCGGAGACGGGGAGTCCTGGGTCGAGGGTGTTGCGGTATCCGGTGTCGTCTGAGGGGTTTGGGGAGTTATTGGATGAGATGCGGATGCGAGCGGGGTTATCGGTCCATGAGATTGCGCGGTTATGGAATGTGAAGCCGAATGCGTTATATCAGTATTTCCATAAGAAGCGTGGGCGTGGGGGGACGGGGACATTGCGGTGGTTTTTGCGATTTGCGTCGTCGTGTGGGTGTGAGGTGACGGTGACGTTTCCGAGGACGAGTCGTGGGCAGGAGAAGGTGGTGTTGTCGTATGGAGAGGAAGCTGAACAAGCGGGAAGCGACGGAACTAGCGTCGATGATTCTGTCGGGCGCACCCATCGCGGAGGCGGTCAGGTATTTTTGGGACGAGGAGATGCCCGAAGAGGTGTTGATCGGGTGTGAGGAAACGTGGCCCATGCAACCGGAGGTCTTATCGGCGTTAGAGGAGCAATCTGGTGGGATGCCGTGGCATCGGTTGGGGGACGACCAGCGCATGGATGTCTCGCTCAGGAAGCATTACAACGAGATGGCGTATTTTTTGTGGACGACGAATTATACGGAGTGTGATGGGGCGGCGAAATTGAAAGCGGATACCTGTCGGCAGTCGATTGAGGCGAAAGTGGCGGGGATGGCGGGGAAAGAGTCTCCGTTGGCGTCGTTTTACCATGATTTACTGCAACGGTATGAGCAGCAGGGGAAAGCGAACTAATGGCGAATGACGAGTGTCAGTGTGCGGCGTGTCGGGCAGCGGAAGTGATTTTACGCGGTGGTCGATGACGAGGGGTATCGAAAATTAGCGTTGCATGTCGTGGCGAGGGCGGTGAAAGATTGCGAACGTCGTGTTTCTGTTGACCAGAAGTATGATTCAACGGGATCATTGACAGATCATACGCTGCACACGGCGCAAGCGTTTTTATTGGATGCACAGAATGAGCGATTGTCGCTCTGGTGTGCCTGGTTAGGAGTCGATCCGAGGCGTGTCTGTCGAATATACTCAGCAACCTTCGCTGTGGGGCGAAGACCCCCTCCGTCGAAAAACAAACAGGGCAAATGAGATTCTGCTAGATGGCCGATAGAGGGGTACCTCCTGCGCTTCGTGATCGCTTAATGACCGAATTTCGGTTGTTTTTGTGCGATAAAATCGACTTTGTGCCGTTCGAGCATCAGGCGGCATGGTGGGCGACCACCGATGGGTATGAGTTAACGGACGTGGAGGCTGATCCGCACGGCAAAGAACCGTGTGCGAAGATGCGTCTGCCTGATGGGACGATTACGTATCGCCTGTTGACGCCCCGTGAGCAGGGACGCGCCAAAGTGGTCGCAGAACTCGGAGCCTACAAGTCAGGCAAATCTGCCGGGGCAGGAATCTGGGCCGCAGCATTCGCGGCGGTCCCCCATGCGACGGTGTATCTGGTCGGGAACGAATACGATATGACGGCTCCTGAATTTGACTATCTGCTGGAGGCGATTTGCTCTGAACGCGGATTGAACCAGAAATATAAATCCCTCCAGAACCGTCCGAAGGATGGACGCCTCTGGCTGGAACTCGACAACGGATGCCGGTTCGAGGCACGGTCGTGGGAACGGTCTGAATCACTCAAGGGGAAGGAAGTGGACGCCTATATCTATTGTGAGGCGTATCAACTCCCTGGCATTGAGTGTTTTACCTCCATCGCACAGAATCTTCGGGTCAGGCAGGGGTATGCGGTCTTTCCGACCACCCCTGACCGCCCGTGGGTGCAGGTATTTCACGAACACGGGCATGGACACCCCGATTTTCCAGATTGGGTCTGCAAATGCGGGATTCCCGCGACGGTCAACCCGTATAGTTTCGATCAGGCGGCAATGGACCGTGATCGGCAACTGCTGACGCGGGAAAAGTTCTCGATTGCGTATCTTGGGAAACTCGGCAATTACGTCGGGCGTGTGTATAACTATCAGCGCGGAGATCGCCTGATTTCGTTGCAGGATCATCCACGCCTCTGGAAACGGCAGGAAGCGGGACTGACTCGTGAGAATTTCAGACTGCCGAATGACTGGCACATTGAAATCGGGGCCGATACCGGCACCTACTGTGCAGCGGTCGTCGTGGGCGTGTCTCCAGAGGGACAGGCGTATATTCTCGACGAATTAACCAATTATCGCTATGTGGCGAACACGACAGAGCTTGATCAGGAGAGTTCCATTGTCAGTTGGTGTCAGAGCCTTGAAAAAATGGCGGCATTGTGGAAAACGCGCCCGATAGCCTGGGTGGATAGCAATAGTCAGTTCAAACAGGAGTGTTTGCACCACGGTATCCATTTACTGGCAAATCGGCAGGGACGAGAGGTCAGAACCGAGGCCGCACGGCAATATTTCCAGCATGACCAGATTGCGCTGGCTCCGTGGCTCTCGATTGTGCCGTATGAGCTTGAATACGCGCAATGGCCTGATAAAACGAGTGCCGCAGGGAAATACGAGCGATTCAAGGTGAATGATCATGCGTTGGATTGCGTAGAGCATGTGTTATCTCGTCATCCCCGTGCGAAAGGGTCACTTGGTCCCCCGGCCATGCAGCCACCACCGGGAAGTGTGCAATGGATGGGATCACCGTTGAGAAAAAAGAAAAAACATCATGCCGCAGATAGTCATTTAGGAGGGTTATAAGCGTGACCACTGACGAACGATTAGACATAATAGAAAAGAAACTGTACTTCGTGATGCAAACCTTGTCGTTGACACAACAAACGCCTAATGGACAAACTGACTCTCGTTCCTTGACGGCGCTATTCGAGGAGATGCACAATCATGCTGGAACAGATCCGCAGACGTTTGCTGATGTGGCTAAACGTGCCTTCGGAAAGTCGGGAACCGGAAGTCAGCCACCACGACCTCAAAGCGCTGATGGACCGGATGGATTCCCTGGAGAGAATGGTGATGACACAGGTGCAACGGCCAGACGAGGGAACCGGGATAGTTCCATCATCATCGAAGGATGAGTTGTCCGTCTTGCCTGACGCCCATTTAGGAGCGCAATAAGATGCCTGAAGGATATGGATACGACAAAGAGGGAATCATTCAATTCCTGATTGATAAATTTGCTGGAGCGCCAGATGTTCAGGCTCCTCCAAGTCAGGTGCAGAATCCGTTGAATCGTTTTGGGGAACTACGTCGTCCTCAACGTGGACTCGGTGGTCCGAGAAATTCTGAAAATCTGCCGAATGACTGGCACCCAGAGGGGCAACGCAGCACCAGACGACGCACCCGTGGGACGATTGACCACTCGAAGCAGGGGTTGTCTGATATTCCGATTTCTCCTGAACGACAGCAAAAAAGGCGTAGACCTGTTGGATATGCGAATCCTCGTGATAGATAGCAATCATGGCCGACAAAGAGAAGAATCTCGCTGATTACACCGACGATTACGACCGTCTTCGCGCTCAGAAGGCCCGAAATGTCGGTTCTGTCGAATTACGGATTCTGACGAATCTATCCTTTGCGTCTGGTGAGCATTGGGTCGGCACGCAGAATCGGGTGCTATTTACGCGGAAACGCGATCCAAACAAGCTGTATCTGGTGTTTAATCTCGCCGCACAGATGCTCTACAAGATGATGGGGCGTCTGAGCAGCATTGCGCCGGTCTTCAAGGCCAGAGCCGACAAACAAGACCCGAAATCCATTGCGGCGTCCGATGTCGTGAACAAACTCGTTCGCGCTCTTGACGAAAAGCTGGATCAGCCTTCACGCACCTGGGAAATCCTCTGGTGGATGTCCATTGGCGGCGTGGCGTTTGAATATGTGCCGTGGGTCAAAGACGCCACGATGGAACCGATGCCGCAGTTCGATCCCGAAACCAATGAACTGCAATGGACTGATGCACTGACGGGTCAGGTCGTGCCTGAGTCTGAACGGCAACTGATGTTGTCGCAGGGGCGCAATCCAGAGGAATTTCAGGTCATTGAGGATATGGTGCTGGCTGGAGATGTGGGTAGCGAGATATTAAGTCCGTTACAAGTGTTTATTGATGCTTCTGTGCGGTCGATTGACGATCTGGCTCCTGATCAGGCGGTCTATATCGCCAAAATACGCACCTTGGGGTGGATTGAAGCCAATTACGATGTAAGTAAAGATTCTATTCAAAATATTAAAGATGCGACGGATGTGCGGATTCTCAGCACCGATATTAAGCAATTCGGTGATCCGACCGGATCGGTGCATCTCCAAGACCTGATTCCACGGATTCAGGGGAGTCGTACGCAGAATGACCCCGATATGGCGGTGGTGGTTGAGCGATTCCAGCCTATTTCCGAGAAAAACCCCCGTGGGAAATACAGCGCCTTTATTCCCGGTGAACAGATCCTTCACGATGGGGATAACCCCTACGAATCCATCCCACTGGTCGATTTCCACTGGAGTCCGACCACAACAAGTTTCTGGAACAATGATTACGTCAGTGACCTCATTGCTCCGCAACGCTTCCTCAATAAGCGACTGTCGCAGCTTGGGGAACAGGCCAATGCGTCAATTTATGCCGACGAACTGCTTGGACCGACCTTAAAGCGGGACGATATTCCGTCTGATTACCCTGCTCCGATTGAAGGGGGATTAACAGATGGTGGCGTCAAAATGGTGCAACGGCGTGATCCTCCGCAATTACCAGCGTGGTTTATGCAATCAGTGGAACTGACACTGAAATTGATGCGAGAAATCGCTGGTGGCGTGGATTTATTCTCGGAGTCGAAGTTTCCTGGTCAAATGCGTGGTCCGATGGCCGTCCCAATGCTTCAGGAGATTATTGATACCCAATGGGGCAATCTCTATCAGCATTTAGGTCAGCGACTCGGTAAAGTCAAGGAAATGCGGATTAACCGTGTGAAACAGTATTATCCTCCGTTTCGGACGCTGCATTACACCGATAACAGCATGAAAGATGAAGTGTTTATCTTTCAGACCTCAGATATTCTGCGTTCTGGCACGGATTACTCTATTACCGTTGAGCGAGGGAGTCTGATTCCAGAGCTTCGAGCTTTACGGGAAGCCCGTATTCGTGAGCATTTACAGTCACCATTGAGTGTGCTGTATATCGACGAGCGTACAGGGCGTATTGACAAGGAAAAGATTGCGGCTGACCTGAGTATGGGCGATATTGGTCGAGAAGATGAAGAATCTCGCTATCGGAAGCTCGCCATGCACCTTGTCGAGCGTCTGTGGCAGGGTGAACAGCTTCCAGAGCATATTCCCATGCCCTTCTGGAACCTGAAAGTCATTATGGATGAATTGGAGTCCGAAATGGCTACGACAGAATGGTTGTCAGCCAGTCCTCCGATTCAACAGGGATTTGTGCAATTCTGGAATAAATGTCGTCAATTCCTTGTCGATTCTGCGAAACAGCGACAGGAAGGGATGCAGGATCAGCAGATTCAGGGCGCGGTGGCACAGGCCGCACAACAAGCCGCAGCAAAAGCCGCAGCCGAAGCGATTGACATGGCAATGGATCAATTCAAAGCCAGTTCAGAGATTGCGCCTCAAGCCCCTCAAGCCTTAGCTCAGGCCATGTCAGAACAGAATCAGCAAGGACCGCAGTAATGGCGGTGAATCGGAAGCGTCTTCAGGGTAATATGAAGACGATGATGAAAGAATATAAAGACAATCCCAAAAAATTCAACGGTGGAAAAAAGCAAGCGATGGCGATTGCCTATTCCAAAACTCGTCGTCGTAAAACTTGACACTAGCAATTATTGATTCTTATACTGCAAAAGACTGCACGATTCGCCTAGAGCGAACAAGGCACGCGAACACGCGGTTTGGGACTCCCCGGCAGGGGAATAACCTATTCGGCACTCGCAGACCACTCGACTGAGGAGAGTTTGATGGCAGAAGATGATGTCAATGTCGCACCGGAACAAACAGAGTCTAGTGCGGCACCAGAAAACACTGAAACAGGAGGCGATACCTCATCATCCGGTTCCTGGCCCGCAGAGGCTCAAGCCGAATACACGAGGAAAACACAAGCTCTTGCCGACGAACGCAAACAGTGGGACTCTGAGCGTTCCCAACAAACGCAGCAGCTACAGCAATATGCACAGCAGTTGCAGCAGCAGCAATATGCGAGACAGGCACAGCAACAATCGCAACAGTCACAGCAATCAAACAACACGATGCTGGATCAGTTACGAACGATGCCGTATCTGGATGGGAACACCGCCGCCCAACTGATGGAGCGCATGGTCAATGAGGGAATTAACCCTCTGAATAATGCGCTCAAACAGCGTGATCAAGCACTGGCGGCGTTGTATAAGGATTACAAGTCCTTAAAAGACAGTGTTGGTGCTTCTCAAGGCAAGCAAGCGGAAAAAGACCTCGAACATCGGTTTACGAAAATCCGTGAGGAACAGGGACTCCCTGACAATGAGATAGTGAACGAACTGATGCGGGATGTGTATTACTCGCATGAGGGAGATACACTGGATCAGGAATACCCCGATATGCTGCGAAAGCGGTGGGAGGGGATTCAAAAAGCGGTCAGGGACGGAGATCGGGCTGCGGCAAAAAAGGCGAAGGAATCACCGTTTCCCTCACAAGGGGGACAGATTTCTCCGACGAGCGGCAAGACTGGTGGCTACAAGACGCCTGAAGAACGGGCGAATGAATTGTGGCCGATGATCAGTCCCGGTCAATCGGGTGAATAGATATCGACCTCAGAAGGAGTTGATTACTCATGGCGAGTACAACTGATGTCGTTGAAGCCTTGAAATACACCTATGGTGTGGATCAAGTCTCGTACTTGGTCAACCAGGAGGTTGTCTGCTGGAATATGTTCCAGAAGGCGAAAAAACCTGTTGGTGGTCGAGGGCAATTCTTGATGCCCATTATGGTGAAAAACCCCGGTTCGTGGACAGGTCTTGCGGAAGGTGGTTCGTTGCCGTCTAACCTCAATCCCGATACGACCGAGGCATCCTTCAGTCTGGAAGAATTTGCCGGACTGTACAACATGTCGTGGAAACTCCTCCAAGACGCACGGAACTCAAAGTTTGCGTTTCAGACGGCGTTGAAAATGATGGAGGCGGGTTTCCGTCGTCGTGTCCTCAAGCTCCTCAATGCCGACCTCTTGTCTGATGGTCTTGGCAAACTGGCCGTGATGCCAGCCGCCGATAACCAGACGACGATTACCGTCGATGCTCTACCGAGTCTCGATGTCGGCATGGTCGTTGACTTGATGGATGCGTCGGACAACAACGCGAAGTTAGCTGACTCTGCAACGGTCACAGCGATAGATGCGCCAAATCGTACTGTTACGATTAGCGGTTCTGCGCCAAGTGGCACCGCCGCAGGTGACTACTTCGTCATTCAAGACACGGTGTCGTCAAGCACCTCATACCATACCAATGGTTTGTTGGGCATTATTGACAACGATGATCCGCCAACACCGAAGGGTGACTTTGGTGGGATCGACCGTGGTACCGCAGGGAACGAATTTTGGGAATCTGTGGTCTTGGCTAATGGTGGCACTAACCGCGCACTGACAGAAGACCTGCTGATGCAGCTAGAAGATTCTGTCCGTGAAAAAGGTGGGGCCAAGTTGAACTCCTACATCTCCAACCTGCCGATTATTCGCCGGTATCACGAACTTCTCCGCGAAGATGCGTTCTTTGCGATGAGTTCACCGAAGGCGTTTGATGGTGGGTCTGGTGTGGGGCGTGATGGTGGGGCGCAGCAAAAAGGTAAAGATGGTGGCGATGGCCGCACGATTTACCGTTTTAGCGGCAATCCGTGGCACGCAGAGCCGTATTTTGCGGCGAATACGATTATCGGTCTGGATACCAAGCATTTCTTCATCGGTCACGGTGAAAATGCGGTGCCTCGTCCGGTATCGGAAATCTTCGATGGAACACCGTTCTTCCGTCAGACTTCCAACTCCACTTTTGAGGTGGCGTGGTACTGGCAGGGTGAGTTGCTGAGTGATAATCCAGCGGCAGGTGCGAAGATTGAAGACGTAGCAGAGTCGTAAACTGAGTAGGTGCGGGGGGATGGAGTCTTACTGGAGAGTCAACTCTGTCCCCCTGTTACTTCGCCAGAAAGTAGGTAACTATGGGTATTAAAGCAATCGCTCGACTTGCGCCGGTTCATGTGGTCTATACCATTTCAGCAGGAGAAGCTGCTGATACGGGGATCTTTGTCGCAGACCAGGATTACGAAATCATGGATGTGCGCGAGGTTCACAGCACGGCTGGAGCCAGTAGCACGACGTTAGATGTTGGTGTGGCTGCATCGGGGACGGCCCCGGCGAGTCTGACCACCGCAATAAGTTCAGCATTGGCGTTGGATAGTACGGCAAATACGCCAGTGCAATCGACCCTGACATCGACGCTTGCTAATCGCAAACTCGATAAAGGGGAACAACTGTCGTTGAATTACACCGGAACGGTGACAGCCTACGAAGGATCTGTGCATGTGGTGTTGAAGCCGGTCCGTACGAATACAACGTATTAAGGAGGCGTATGGAGGTCTTTGATCCTGTTCGGTACTCGCTAGAGGAAAACAAGTTTTTCCTGTCACATTTAGGTGAATCTCCTGTTTCGGCTCTTCAGGAAACACTCCCAAATGGGGTGAATCCAGTTGCGGTGCAAGAAGTTCTCGGCCAGTTATATGAACTGGAAGAACTGAACAAGCATCGTGGGATTGCATGGGCAGGAAAAGAGGCGATTTCTGACACCATTGGCAAGTATTTACATGAGCATGAGCGGTGGAGTGAAATGTCCACTCGTGGTGCGCCCCGGTTTCCAACGATGCACGCCTGGGATGGTCGTGGTCGTCCACATCGGGGTGGCATCACTTCTGATGCTGGTTCAGTCAGTACGTATTTTGATGAAAATGGTGAGCGAGTCTCGTTTCGGGTTTCCTTGAGAGATGCGGTGTCTGAAGTATTTCAGGCACCGTGGGCAAAAAAGGCAGAACCCGTACCGGATGCGTTGATTGAAGATACTGAGAATGGCTCATTAAAGTGTCCCGTCGATGGATGGGTGGCAAACTTTAAGCCAGAATCTCGCCAGTCCTACAACATGGCCCGTGCGCGTATGTATC